TTTACTTGGCTTAACTTACTAGCATCAATAGTTATACCACCGATTTTTCTAGTGTAAGCTTTTTTAGTTGTAGCTTTTTTAGTCATATTTTGTACCCTCCTTAAAGGTTTATTTAAGTTACAGGGTAATAATAAGCTTGATCATAAGTAAAGTAAAGCATACTCAAAAAGAATAATTTGAGTACTTAGTGTGGTAGTAAGTGAAATAGTGGAGCCATATTGTATGGCACTATGCTACCTTTTTATTAGTCCGCCACTAAGCAAGAAGACTAGATTAATCCATACAATATGGAATAATGTTAAATTGTACTGAGTGTCCTAGATTAACCCGCATTATGCTTAGGAGGATATGAACTAATAATTCAATAGCGTGGGTGTCTCACACATCTAGGTCGATTACGCCGTCACTCAGTGAACAGCTACTTTTGGAACGCTATTACCTCCCAAATTTCAAAATCTTGGTTTAAATAATTCTTTTAAAGCTTTATATCTTTCTGTTTCTATGTGTCTTAAATGTTTTGGTGGTTGACGGTTAGTTTCGTAATCACGTTTACCACAAGTTTCACACTCTAAAACATTATCAAGAGTGCCTAATGCGTTAACACTAAAACTATTAGACCAATTACATTTATTAGTATTACAAGTTACTTCCGACATATAAACCTCCACAGTTTAATTAAATCAGCTTCTAAGCTTTCTAGCATAAGCTGTATATTTTTTAATTCTTCTTTCACTAACTAGCCCTTTTACTTCTAGCTAGTTCACTTAGTTCTATGTAGTTTTTTACTACCATCTCTACCTGTATAAAAGCGGTGTAGTTGGCTAAGTGTTCCTGAACGTTATCAGGGTTCTCACTCGCGTTGACTACCCTTTTTAATAGCCTAAGTGATATTTCTAATTCTCTAGCTAAGTCTCTATCCATAATTTACTCCTTATAAGTTAAAAGTAAACTATAATAAACATCACTTAGAAGGTATAGGATAGTCATAATCTTTTATATCAAGTTCAAAATGGTCTATTTGTCTAGCGAATAAAGTAGCTGTATCCATATCTGGGTTCATGTATACATCGTTACTGCGGGTTTCTTCGAGTTTAACTCTTCTTACTATCTTTTCCATTCTACCGTCACCAGCTTTTATTAAAGCTTCATCGTAAGAACGTGCTTTAACGGGGTGTATATCTACTTCTATGGAAGTAAAAGGTATGTAATATGTGTTTAAATCTGGGTTGTCGCTAACTAAAGTTAGCTTGGGTCTGTCTTTCATTTATGCTCCTTAATATAAATAGGTGGTGTGTGGAGGGAGACTCTATGAATAAGTATATTTCCACACACCTTAGTTACTAACTAACTAAGGTAATTAAACCTTACATCCCTAACATAGTAAAGCCTACTCATACGCTCCTAGTAGCCAAAATACCAATAGGTATCTGTCGCCTTTACCGACCTTTAGTCCACGGTGCATGTGAGTAAAACTAGGAAAAAATAAAGCATGTCCTCTTGGTAAAGGGGGTACAACGCCCCTACCATGAAACTCAGTACCTCCGCCTTTATAGTCACCAGTATTTAAAGGTACTACTACCGATATGTCCGCACTAGCGTCATGATGCCACTCACCTTGTTCTCTTTTAGCTAGATTATAGTTAGCTAATTGTATTGAATTTATTTTTAAACTGTAACGTTGCCACACTGCGGTAAATAAAGGGTTCATATGGTTTAACACTACGCTGTGTAAGTTAGAACTAAGTTGAGGGATGTTATCTTGTAGAGTTACTTCAGGTATTTGACGTAATTCATCCTCGTCATCATTTTCGGTAAACCCTAGATAATGTTCGATGTTTTTTATTTCATCTAACATCATATCACAGAAGTCTTCCGTGAATAAAGGCACGGAGTAAACGTCGGGTAGTTCTTCTTTTATATATTCTTGTAAAGGTATTTTTAATTCTTTTGTGCCGTCACTGTTGTGGAAATTAATAATATCTGGTTCGGCGTCTTGTAATATAGCTAACGTGGTTTTGTTAATCATCCAATCTGATTGTATGGCTAACATTGTATTTTTAATTCTGTATGGTTTTGACCTATCCATTTTACTCCTTAATGTAGTATGGGTAATTTAGTTTCCTCATTTAACTCGCCTACTATTTCTATATTTAATACACTAGCTTCTTCACTAGCTTCTTGATAAGTGTAGGCAAAAATAAACGGTCCAGGGAACGTCTTTTCCTCACCCGATAAACTAGTCACAGTAAAAGTAGTGATAAAAATTTTAGTGTTTTCTTTTAACATTTTTTATTTCTGTCACATTCTTTAACTTACTGATATCCCGTTCTTTACTGAATATTTTATCCCAGTTATCTGAGTATTTTTTAGAATCTTCAGGTCGTCTTTTACTACCCTTACCACCGTGCCATTTATCTGACATTTAGATATTTTCTCGCAAGTTTATCAGCCTTACGTTGTAAAGACCAAGACAGATATTTAATTACCCAGTCGTTAAATATTCTTTTCAATTTCATCCTCTATTTCACCTTCAATGATTTTACCAGCAGGCAGTACTCCACCTGTATCGTAATATAGTTGTTTCATACGTTCTAACACTTCTTCTTTTGACATAGTGTCTACCCTGTTTACGGTCAGTTCACTACGATTAACGTAAAGCCCTGCTGCTTTACCTCTAGCCACTTCCGCAGTAACCGCAGCAGACCAAGCACCATTACGCATAGCCCCTTCTCTTATATCTTTGAGGTCAGTAAGATGAGTACTCAAATCAAGTTCTACTTTTTTGGCTGCTTTTTCTTGTAGTGCACCTATACGTTGTTTTACTAGTGGGTTTGAATCTGAGTCAAGTGTGTATCCAGCTCGTGCTGCATTTTTCTCGCTGTATCCCGCATCAATTGCTGCGTCTTTTTTAGACATGCCTTTAGCTACGTTCTGAGCGTACTTTTCTTGCTTTGGTGTTAATTTTTTCTTTGTTTTTGGCATAATATATCCTTTGTTGTGCCCTGTTCTTTACCATGAAGTCTTCTTCTTCTTTTCTTTTGTAATACTTTTCAGTTGCATAGGATGTTTTGTGGTGTTTATCGTATTCTTCTTGAAAAATTATTAAACCATCAATAACTACCCTAGCTTCATGTTCACTTCTATCCTGTACGTATTTTTCATGGTTAGCTTCAGCTATAGCAAATATTTCTGGGTCTACACCGTAATCATCAATACTAAAACGATCGTTACCTCCTACAAAACTTTCATCTTTTTTAACGGAACTTTCACTTATCATGCCTCTTGGTCCACCAGCCCAATCTAAAGATGCATAAACAGCTTTGTATTCTTTGTTTTGTCTGTTGCTAGAAACTTTTTCATGACACTTTGTGCTACAGTATTTAGTTCTTTGTCCTGGTAAAGGGTTATCACAACCTGGAGCTATACAACGTAAATACGAAACCCGTTCGGTCATAGTTTCACCTACTCCTCCATATTCTTAGTATCTTTTTACCTTCATGATTTATTATACTACGAGTGACCAGCACTCTGTCATTGCGTTTACCATACACACTAGCAGCACCACGGACTCTTTTTAATTCAGCAGGATCTTGAGTGTCTATGTCCATGTGATCTCCTATCCCTAATCTGTAAAAATGATATACCTGAAAAGCACTTTCAGCTCTGTCAGGTATTGGTATTTGGGTATTACTTTCCATTGACAAGTATATGTCCTCCTTTCCAGAAATAACCGTCAACCTCACTAGTGTGTGGTCTAGTGAAAACATATATAGTTTCTGGGTTGTATCTTTGGTCTACTAAATTACAGCACCCCTCAACTTCTTTTTCTTCAGCACAAAGTATTTCTTCTCTATTGTCTAAAGACTCACTACCATAACTGACTACCCAATGTTTTTCATTCTTATCCATATTTACTCCTAATAAACAGTATATAAATATAATACCTACTGAATATAAATTAGTAAAGTAAAATCTTATGTTAGTTTTAAAGGCTGGAGCCGTTTTGATTTATAAACTAAGGGTTTTATACCTTTTATTTTAATCAAAGGCTTAAAACGGCTCACATTACGCCTAAAATTAGGATCCTTTAGTTATATACCCTAGTTTTATATCGTACTTTATATCATTAAGGGTCAGTACGCCTTTATCTAGAACTTTTTGAATGGTGGGTCTACCTTTATAGTTTTTGAGTCTGTCTTTATTCTTCTGACTCATAGGTACTTTATCAGTTCTAGTTAATATAAGACTAGTATCGTGTGGGTCACGACCACGGACAGTCTTACAATAATTGTTAGGTTTTGGTATATCTACCTTATGGTTTTTGTATAGGTTTTTCATATCATCCTCGGTGTAGGGTACTGCTTTTTTCATCAGTACTTTATATAAATCAACTTGTCCACACTTAGCTGTTTTAAACTTCTTTTTCTTACCTGTGTGAACCTCATACCAACGCTCAGCTTGGTGAATATGTAAAGGAGGAGCCATTTTTATAGGATCACCTATGTAAATACCACCGCCTTTAATTTTATGCATCTCAGTCATGTTAAACTTCACTACCCGACTAGGATAGTCAGGTAGGAAGTAAACAAAATTAATTTCGTACGCTGGGTGCATATTATGCAGCGTTAGCGTAGTCAATAGCTTTAGTCATGGCTCTAGTTTTTAAACCAGCCCTAGCCCCAAACCAAGCATTATGCATTGCTGCGTCACGGTCGTGTCCCCATTTATGGTCAACTACAAAAGTAACTGCATTCATAGCACCCCACCAAGTACCAGCACTACTTTTTAAGTTGGCTCCTGGCTGTTGTTCTAGTGCTTCGTATACCTTACTAGGTGCACGTTGAAACTCATCAAGCATAGTAGCACGAGCCACGTACTTTTGTTCGTCCTTAGTGTTTTCTAGTATTTTTTGCTGTAAAGCTAGTTTAGGTTGCATTAAGTCAGCTATATAAGAAACTACAGTATCTTTAGTATATTTTCTACTACATAAATACTCTGCTGCTTCTTTGTATTCTTTCATACGGTTACTTGCTAGACCTAGTGCTTCTTCTGCGGTAGCTATTAAGTCACCGTCAAAAGCTTTAGTATGAGCCATTTTAAAGTTAGGCTGAGTTTTATCAGCTAACGCCATACTAAGAGTATTATTACACACTACCCTAATAGGTGTGAATCTAATTTCATTAGACTTACCCCACTCATGACTAACTGACACAAGTAAATTACCTAGTACTCTGTCGTCTCCTGGTAAGGTAAAGCTTTCATCTACTTTAGCCATACCCCATATTTGACGACCGTCTTTTAGTGACCCCGCAGTTTCCATAGTCATATTACCAGCGTCGGTAAACTTTTTAAAGAACGTAAAAGCGTCACGATTTTGGGTGGGTATAAACTTTGGTCCACATGGTCCAAATATTTGGTTATCACTATCACGTACTAATAGTGAGTGGTTAGGTGCCATAATTAAGTCGTTAGACTTATCAGGGTCTGCGTTATCATATGTGAATATCTCACGCTTACTTACTGACCAATCAAGACCAGCTTGTACTAACATTTCGTCAGGTGTTAAGTTGCTATCAACTTTAACGCCTAGCCCATGCCAGGGAACTTCCCCTGCATAAGCCATAGTTTCAACGGCTGCTGCCATAATATACCTCCTTAAAGGTTGTTACGTTAGCCTGTATTAGCTAACTACCTTTATTAAACTATAAGTCACTAGTGATTAAAAGGATATTCAAAATGATCATTAGCCAACGGTTGAAGAGTCGTACTTACCTTTTATAAGCCTTATATTTTGATTATTCAACCATTCTCTTAGTTGAGTACTTCTTTGCTTAGTGGTTAGTTCAGGTGTATTATCTATCTCTGATTTCTTATCCATGTATGCTTTATAACCTGTATAATAGTCTCCGTTACCTAGTTGGTTAAACCTAACTATCTGCCACACACGTGCTTTAGTAACACCGTATTTGATCCCTATCTCTTCTAGAGTCATGGCTTCTTTCCAGTAGTGTGAGTATATATTTGAATACATAGTATCTTTTTCTGTACGTTTAGTCATTAAAAAACTCCTTATAATGAACCGTTGCTTCTCCCCAGTTTTTACCTATCTCCGCATCAACTTTATTGGGAACACATAAAGGTGTGCATTCAGACATAATCTTCATTATAGTCTCACACTGATCTGGGTCAGTTACTGAGATGTCTAACTCATCATGTACTTGAGTGTGTGGGAGTATACCTTCTTTGTACAACTCTACCATAGCTTGTTTAGTCATATCTGCTGCTGAACCTTGTATAAGTCTATTCATAGCTTTATAAGTGTAGGCTCTTTTTACTTGACTACCATATTCAGTAACAGCTTTTTCATAAGGGTAAGGTGGCTTTCTATCATTTCTAGGTTCGTATAAATTAAATCTGCATTTACGACCAGCTATAGTAGTGATGTATCCACGGTTAGCCCCTAACCTAGCACATTGATCTCTTAACCCCTTGATAAAAGGTACTCTTTTATGATATGTGTCAAATAATATTTCTGCTTCTTGCATGGATAAGTCTAGTTGTTTAACTAACTTGTCTTTACCCATACCGTAACTAAGACCTAAGTTAATAATCTTAGCTTCTTTACGGCTTATGTTAGCCATGTCCGCCACAACCTGATGGAAGTCTGCGTCTTTATTACGGTAAGCATCCACTGCTTCTTCTGCACCCTCTTGCTCAGTAGCTGAGGCATAGTGTACTGTTAATCTAGGTTCTTGTTGAGAGTAATCAAACACACCCCAGTAGTG